ACTAATAGGCGCTACCGCCTTACTACTCTTACGTCCCATTGCTATTCTCCTTTCCTTTAGTTGTTTAGTTAAAAAATTTTTAGAGCGAGAGGACCGGTCGCCTAATCGCGCTGCCGGCGACTAGCGGGCCCCCTCCCCCCATCTCTTAGCTAGCTAGTTGATTGGCGATCATCTCTCCACGGAGGGTCATCCTCCTTTGTGGCGTGATTGTGGCATTTTTATTGGTTTTCGCCCAGCTCGATTCACGATGCAGGACACAGTGCGCCATAGGCGCGCAGCCTTGGGAATCGGGCGACCGGTAAGGAAAGGTTTGAGGTTCCGATACGCTGCGTTGTCGTCATTTGGATCAGCCGCGTCGAGAGCCAATTCAGCGAGATGACGAGAGCTTTTGGGATTGACCAGGCGATTTTGCCGAACTGCCAGGCTGCCGGATAGACTTCGACACCGTCTTTGACCTTGATGACGATGAGTTCGAAACCGATGAGGAGGTAGGGGAGAGCGAAGTCAGGGAGGACGAAATAATCGGAATAGACTGAGTAGAGTGCGACGTTACCTTTGCGGCCGATTTGGGAATAGGAGCGGCCTGGAGTTTTGAAGTGGATAGGGAGCGGGACGATTTTGGTTTGTTTTTTCATGGGATATTATTTTCTGCGTCACGGATGAAGGAACGGGTTGAAGCGAGTTCGAGCAGTTTGATGGCGCGATCGATATAGGATTGGGCGAGAGGGAGGTTGAAGTTTTTGGCAAGGATATTATCCCACTGAGCGAGTTTGATGGCGAGGTTGAGGACTTGGTATTCGTTCATTGGTTTTTCTTTTATTTGGCACTGGGTTCACCTTAAGTGCTACGAGATGTTGGTGACACAATACCCTCTTCTCTCTCTTTAGAGAGAGGGTATTTGGCACTAGTAGCACGTCGGTGTGTGTCAAAAGGGATAAGACAGTAATTGACATAATGGCACTAACGATACTTTTTCAGGCACCGTTTTTAGAGGTATAAGAAGGAGTGAGGCCGTAACCGTTTTCGGTTTTGGAGAAGTAGATTGCTTTCTGGCTAGTGGCTTCTTTGAGTCTGCGTTCGAAGGTACGTTTTGAGATGCCGAGGATTGAGGTGGCGCGTTTGAGGAGTTCGGAGTGTGGGAGTGTTTCTTGCTGGGTGATGATGGAGCAGAGTTGTTCGACGTTTGATTCTTTTGGGCGGCCTTTGGTTTTAAGTTTATCGGGGTCGAGGGTTGGATCGACTCTGAAGCGAGGGTAATCCCAGCGGATGCCGAAAGGTTCGACAGGTTTAAAGGAGCGGAGGAAGACTTCGACACTGAAGCAATTTTCCTCTTGGAGATCGGTAAAGGTGAGGCCGGCATCAGGGAAGCGGCTCCAGACGCCGGAACCGCTGAAGCGGTCTTGGGCTTGTTTCTGGGATTGGTCGCCTTTGGCGAAGTGTTGTAGGAGGGCGATGGCGCAATTAAGTACGCTGGCGACGGCGAGGAATTTATCGAGGAGTTTACTGACGCCGGCTTGATCATTTTCGCTATAGCCTTCAGTGGCGAGGAGGCGATAAACTGGATCAAACGAGATGAGGGCGAGTTTGAGGGAACCGACTTCGAGAGGGATTTGATCGATATCGTCGAGTTTGATACTTTTGCCGCGCAGACAGGCGCAGAGGATATTATCGACGGAGCCGCGGAGACCTTGGAGAGTGTAGGAATCGTGGATAGCCATCAGGCGATGGCGGAGGTCTGGAGCGGTAAGTTCGAGGTCATAATGGGCGACCAGGGCTTTATGGCATTTGAATCCCAGCCAATCGAAGCCGTTGGCGATGCAATAGAGCATATCGAGGCGCGCCCAGGATTTCCAGCGTTTGGCTTCGCCGCCCATGAGCATGATTTCGCCTTGGCGCAAGAGTCCTTCGATAACGACAGGAGCGTAATTAATTGGCATCAGGGCGGGTTTAGCGAGACTCCAGAGGTTAGTGTTTTTGTGGTCACTGAGTTGGTGTTTGAGTGCCGCCTCGTAGTCCATTTCATAATCCTGCTGCTATGGCTGGTTTAAAGCGGAGTTGGAGGACGGTTTTATCGAAAACGTCTTTAGTGATCCACAAGGAGACCTGGAACCGTTTGCCTTCGATCTGGGCCGGGCCGATAAAATCGGGATCTAGGGAACCGGAGCGTTTTTTATAGAAGTTATCTTTGAGTAGAGCGGTGCCGCCACTAAAGCGCAAGATGGGAGGTTTTTGGGTTGGTGAGAGTGGTCCGCGCAGGAGGGCGTAATCTTTAAGGAGCTCGATATAATAATCGACCAGGTCTTTGCTAGCGCGAGCATGTTGCTGGGCGAGGGCGAAGATCTCGCTGATAGCGGCTTTTTGTTCTGGGGAATAGTGTTTATGTTGTTGGGCAAGGCAATCGAGGACGGTGGGGAAATCGGTGGTAGCTAGTTCAGAGAAAACCAGGTTAATCGCTCCCAATAAATCGGTGCAGAATGGCTCTGGAAAATGAAGTACAGGGTCCAGATGCCGAAGGACTTTGGGTAAAACGAGGTCTGGGAAATGCCAGGCAAGACTAACAGTTGAGCGTTGGATTTCGGGGGCATAAAAGCTAGAGTCGATTCCTTCCATAGAAACTCCTTAACGATTCGACAGTTTTCAGTCTGTTAAAAGCGCGGGTGGTCTGAATCCCCTGGTGAAAACCATTTTTAAAACCGTATTTATAACCGACCATGATCATGGAAAGGGACAGGGCGATAACGGCGACGAGGTCGGCGATTAACAGGGCGGCATCATTCATTTTGCTTCCTCTTTTGTTAATTCCGGAGCCAGGGAACGGTAGTTGAGGACAGGGGCCAACAACTCATTAAAGGTTTCAGTTAAACGGCGTCCGCGCAAGCCGGTAGCTTGGGCAAATTTGGCCTCCAGGCGCGAGATGCTTAAAGAAGTGCAGGCTAGAAAATCATCCATTTCGAGCCGGTTTTCGGTCCAGAGTGCGAGAGCTTTTTGGAGTTGGGTGATTTCGCGTAAGCGTTTTCCATCGCGCAAATGCCAGCCCGGGAGAGCGTCTGGTTGTTGGGAGAGCAACGTTTTATAGGCCTCCTCGAAGGTTTTAATGAGGTTTTTCAAGGTTTTGATTTGTTCGAGGAAGAGCGAACCGGCTGTGCCTGTGGGCAGGAGGTAATCGCCGGTATCCAGAGCTGCGGTCGCCGGGACAATGGCTTTGAGTTGCGGACATTGGAGTCTGGCTGGGCAATAGTCGCACCAGCGTCCCGGGGTACGCGGAGCCAGGGGATCGCTCGACTCCGAGAGTGACAGGTGCAGACGCGCTAAGGCGAACTCTGCCTCTCTCAAGGAGAAAGTGCAGAGGCTGGTGTGCTCTTTTTTCCTGGGACTGAGCAAGGCAGCGGTAAAATGAATAGCCTTTTGGTAATTAGCGTGCAAGAGCGCGACCAGTTCGCGAAGCTGATCATTGGCTGGGGCGCTTTCGACATCGCCAAAAGAGGTTTTTGCGTCAAGAACCAGGATACGTGTTTGGTCGGCCGAGATATAAGCAGCATCGTACTGGCCGCTGAAGATTGGGGTAATACCGGTGTGTAGCCAGAGACGGACTTCGCGACCAAGGAGTTGGTAATCGTCCGAACCGCTCCAATCGGCTACGAGCAGCATTTCCAACCGGCGCAAATCATTGACGGTTTGTCCTTCGTCACTGGTGAGTTCGACTGGGACGCCGGACCAGGCAGCATGGACGCGCGTGCCGCTCTCTGCATCCGGGCCCGGAGGGATCACTTCAAGCGTGCCGGCTTGGCGCAATTCGGCGATAAGATTTTCGCTGCCGGTACATTTCCGGCGGCGCGCGGCGCTGCTGGCACTGGGGAGATCGAGTCGATCGGGATCGGTAATCATGTTCACACTTTCATTTCCTGCTGGCCGGCTCTGGTTTTGCGCAGGTGGTTTAAGCGGACCACAACATTATCCCAATCACCGAGCACGGTCTGTAACAGCTCTTTGGAAAGATCGCTGAGTAAACGGACTTCCTGGTTCTTTTTGATAAAGTTGACTGAGCGCAGGACATCGAAGAGTTCGGTGTGTTTAAATCCTTCCTCATCGAGTTTGAGGGCAACTTGATCAGCCAGGACAGCTACAGAAAGCGATGGTTTTTGCTCCGTTTCGGCGGGGGCTGGAAATGGCTCGGAGGAATCCTCTGGGCCATTGGTTGCGACACGTGGCGGCCGACCGCGTTTAGGTTTATCGGGCTCAGTAAGGACAGCGCGCGCCGGCACCGCGGCATTGAAGCGTTCGGACTCGGTAAGCGCATCTCCGTCAGTTTCGCGTTCCAGAGCATCGCGACTTTCGGGAGAGAGCGGCAACGATTTGCTATGGCGACGGAAGACGGTTTTCTTAGCCATTTCGTTGAAATCTGTCACCCATGGGCCTTTATCCGGAGTGCGACTTCGCCGACGGACACTCTGAATTTCGTCAATACCCATGACATCAAATTCCTCTGTACCATCCGGGAGACGGACCCAGCTATAAGCGCAATAGACCGCACCGCGGTCGCGCAGATTGGGCACATGATCCAGGATGCCGTGCGATCCGAACCGGATTTCGAAAGTGTCATTCTGTCCGACGACATCACAATGCATGGCACTGACATCCTTGTTACGGCGCAAGAGCTCTTTGACACCTTTGTAATCAATAATCAAAGTGCAATCGTTGCCGTAAGGAACCAGGTGCGCCCGGCGCCCGTCTGGGTCCAAGCCCAAGGCGGCAAGCTGGATGAGGCAATTGAAGAAACTTTCGGGCGACGTTTTGAGCAACGCAGGATTGCGATAGGTTGCCTGGAGCGCGATCCGGATGAAACGATCCGGGCTCATGGTGCGCGGCATGGCATCGGCCAATTGGCGTTTGATTGCGTCACTCAAGAGATAATCTTTGAGTTGTCGTTTAGGTGTGGAGAGTTCGGTTGTTGTCATAAGAATTTTTGTACCAGTTTGATACCGGCATCGGCGCTAGTGATGATATGAACCTCGTGTCCGAGTTCATCCAGAAGCCGGATAGCGGCCAGTTGCTGCTGACTGAAGACGCCGTCTGGGCCCTTCATTTCCAAGAGGAGCGAGCGATTAGGCAACCAGATTGAATAATCGGGATGGCCGGCCCGGATGGTGGAAGCTTTATCGCTACGCGGATTAACCGGCCAGAGTTTGCGTTCGAGGCGGCGCAAGTTCAGCCACGTGTTAAAGGTGCGTTGTTCGTGGAGTTCGCCTTTTGGTATCTTGGTTTCAGACTCGGGGATCTCGGGTTTTTTGGGAGGTTGAAAAAGGATTTCGGCGCGATCATCGGGTTGATGCAATGCCTGGTCGGCGGGAGACATTAGTTTCCAGATCCGTCTGGGTACTATTGCCATGGGGGGGCCTAGAGTTTGCCGGTAGTGCGATCGCGCTTAAACTTCTCGAGATCCCTAGGATCCCAGCGCCAGGTACCTCCGAGTCGGATTGCCGGCAAGATTCCTAGTCGAGACCACTTGTACACGGTTTGAGCGTGCAGGCTGAGGAACCTGCTCGCTTCATGAATATCTAAGAGACTTGGTGCAAGAGCATCTGGCATAGAGCGGCTTCCTTTAATGTGCGCCGACTCTAGCACAGAGAATTTTGGCGTTTAGAGAGCCCCAACAGAAATCGAAGCGTAAACGAAGCGCATGTCGAAATTTCTCGAACTGTAGACGAGTAAGGAAAGAAGGGGAAAATTACTTGACGATTTTGTCGCGCCCTTTGGTACGAGAATTCCTTTTTTCGAATCGCAACGGCCAGATCAGCTCGTCGCCGAGAGTGATTTGCTCAAGAAGCGTGTTCATGGCATGCCGGAAAAAATGAGCAATTGAAGAGAAGCCCAACTGTTTAAGGGCTTTGCGCAATTTATCTTTTTCGTGAGGGGTAACGCGCACGGTGGAAATATTGGAAGTTCTTTTAGCAGACACAAGCAGCATCAACGCATTATTGCTTTAGGGTGCATAAGCAATAAATGATTTACGTCGCAACACCTGACTTACTCAGATTTCAATAAACTTTACTGGACAATGATTAGCAAATATTTCTATGTTGTCCGCGCCCAAGGAATGAGTAAAAAACGAGCCATACTGATTGAGCAGTTGATGGGAATGATTACGAAATACGATCCCGATGCGCAGACGCTTGCGCTGGAGCGTTTTCTAAATGGTCACCAATTATATAATTCGCGAACCCACCGGTTGCGGGAAGGAATCCGCGACCTGGCACAAGCCCGGCTAATCCTCTTAATCGTGGAGGAACTGGGGAAAGCGTGTGAAAAAACGGTATGGCTCTCAAAAGACGAAAAGAAACTCCTAGAGAAAAGCTTTGAAAATAATGAGCCCCGAGATGACGCGATTTGAGAAAGCAGTGGCGGAAGTGGCGGACGCTTTGGAATCCCTACCGATCCCGGAGAAGACCTTCTGCGAAGATCGGTTGCTGATGCTTTTGGATTTAGCGTTGAAACAACGTCTCCGGAAACGAACACGTCGGCGCTGGCTATACCTGCGACATGAAAGTGGTGTTAATTAAAGCGATGACATGAGCACTTTTGAAGAGTCTTGGCCGGAATGTGAGATATGCGGTGGACCGGTGGATCCGCAGGTCTGTATTCGGTTTTATATGGCAGATGAGGAGTACATTCTGCACTGGGAATGTGTAGGAGCGTTAGAGAGCGTGTTTCCGAACAATAATGGAAAAAACTAACAGTATCCGCATCGATGCTAAAACCCAGTGGCGTCTGACCAAGCTGTCAGCCTCGTGGTGGAAAATGCAGAAATACCGTGACGGCAAACCGACTGAGGATGTCCGATACTTCGCCAGCGAGAAGACCTGCATCCGGTACGCGAACAAATGAAAGAAGTTTTAATCGATTCTGAGCAGTTGGAAGCACTCCTGGAAGCCAACCGACGTTTGAGGAAACTGTGCGAGCGAGCGACCGAGGCAATGAGTGTGCCGCCCGGTAGGGTAATTATGAGTGAGGAAGCATTTCAGGAGTTGACCAGGGAGTTGAGCGATGCGGCAAATGAAGACTTATCGAATCCTTAACCTAGGCGCCGGCGTGCAATCAAGCACGCTGGCGCTGATGGGGTTAAAGAACTGGGAGTACTGGCATTGCTCTGAACCGTTGCCTTATCCGCCGGTTGGGCTGATTGATTTTGCGATTTTCGCCGATACCCAGGAAGAGCCGGCGGCGGTGTATCGGCATTTGGAGTGGCTTACTCGCGAGATCGGGAAGTTTATCAAGGTGCTTAAGCGGACTGCGGGCAAATTGGGCGATGATCTTGTTCACGGCATTAATTCAACGGGGCAACGGTTTGTGTCGATCCCGGCCTTTACAGCGCAAGAGGAGGGAATCAAAGATGGGATAACGAAGCGTCAATGTACGGCTGAATACAAAGTCAATGTTATTGAGCGGACCATTCGACGCGAGATTCTCGGCTTGGCACCGGGACAACGGATACCAAAGGACGTCGAGCTAACCCAGCTTTATGGGCTATCTTACGATGAGCCTGGGCGCATCATGCGGGTGCGGGCGCGCAAGCTTTGCGAGGTGGCTTTTCCGCTGTTCGAACTGGAGATGACACGGCGCTCTTGCCATAAGTGGTTGGCAAAGCATTATCCGCAAATAACTGTGCCACGCAGTGCATGTGTGTTTTGTCCGTACCATTCCAATGCCGAGTGGCGGGCGATCCGTGAGGTTCCTGAGGATTGGGCGCGGGCGATCCAGATTGACCGAGCGATCCGGGATCATGATTCAACTTGTACCCATGGATTGAATCAAATGCTTTATCTTCACCGTGACTGCGTGCCCTTAGACCAAGTCGATCTCACTGACCCCGAAACCAAGGAACGCAAGAAAGGCCAGGAAATGTTTGGTTTCATGGCTGAATGCGAAGGCATGTGCGACGTATAAAAACTCCAGTCCGCCTGATTAGAGGGAGCAAACAAAAAGCCAGTCAGAGTAGACTGGCTTCAATTATTTCCCTGATCCGCAAGGCAGGTTTGGGCTTGAGTTTCTCTAGAACGAATTCGTCAATCCTGACCGTGATCTGCTTCCTGCCATCGTTGATTCCAATCTTGCGCCCGGAGCCGGTTCGTTTGCCGCCGCGCTGTTTTTTCTCGTAGCGAGCGATGGCGCCGTAAACTTGTTCCTCGAATTCGTTCATTCCCGTGATCCTGCAGTGAAAACAAACTCACCAGTTTCAGTGTTTACTACATGGGCGAGAAACCCATTCAGATTCATGAACGACGCCTCCTCGACGTTGAGTTGCGCGCGTCTTTTCGCTTCTGCCAGCGAGTTAAAGCGATCTCCTTCATCCATGCTATTTTCGGTTCCTTCGTAAATGTGATATTTCATACTTCTTCTATATACGGCCCCTGTTTGAAAAGTAAAGTTATTTTTTCAAATAATCATTAAAACGTGCCACAAAGGTGCCACAATGTAGCGATTCCCTAGGGGAAGAGTCGATTCCATATCAACTGGTGGTGCGTGCCACTAGCGGGGGCGCAACTCGCGTAACTCGAGCCCTTTAAGAGCTTTAGGACATGTTCTTTGTGGAACAAAAAATCATCTCCACAGAGCCATTTAAAGCTAAAGTGAGTTGAAAAGAGTCCGATTTATGCCACTGTAAAGCCACAAGAATGAAGCACCAATTTACAGTCAACTTCCAAGAGCACGGCAACAATCGCTGGCGCGTGGAAGGTAAAATCGCCGGGCGCAGGATTCGCGCCTTCTTTCCTACCCGCGAACTCGCAGAGGAGCACGCGCGGATTCGCAATATCGAGCTTCGCAACGCCGGCGCCGAACTCGCCAACATCTCGAGTGAGCTACGGGCGGAAGCCAAAGCGTGTCAGCAGCGGCTGGATCCGCTGGCGGTCTCGCTAACGGAAGCGGTCAACTTCTACCTCGCACATCATGACGTGCGCAGCCGCAGCGTGTCAGTGAGCGATGCCTGCGCGAGTGTGCGGCGCGAGTGGACACGCCGACTCGAGAACCGCGAAATAAGCGAGAAATACCACAAGGCGATGGGCAAAGCGTGCGCCAAGCTGATCAGCTTTTTTGGGTCCCGAATGATCTGCGATATCACCACCACAGATTTGCGCGACGAGTTGACGGCGCTTTCGGTAGCAACCTCGACTCGCAATCACTACCGCACGCATTTCGGAGTCATCTTCGCGTTCGCGCGCGATAATCGTTGGGTGAAGGAGAATCCTGTAGCCGAACTTAAAAGCTGGACGGATCGCAGTGACAAAACACCGGAAATTGTCACCGTGGCACAAGCGGCAAAGTTGTTAGAGTGCGCGACCGATCCGCGCCTGGTGCCTGTCTTTGCCATCGGACTGTTTGCCGGTTTGCGCCCCGCGGAGATTCGCCGGCTGGACTGGAGCGAGATTCGTTGGGACAAAGCTCAAATTCGCGTGACCAGTGCCAAGAGTAAGACGGCGCAGCCGCGCTGGGTAAAAATGACACCTGCCTTGATGGAGTGGCTCGCTCCGTACCGCAAGGCGTCAGGCCCGGTCAATCCGCTGTCGGAATCCAACCAGTACAAGCTGATCGCTGAGACTGTAAAGGCCGCTGGGCTGTCACATTGGCCTCAGGACGGACTGCGGCACTCCTTTGGCAGTTACCATATGGCTTTGCACCAGAACGCTCCTCTGACTGCCGCACAGATGGGCCATATGACCACCAAGATGGTTCATGCGCACTATGACAACCATATGGTGATGCAGGACGAGGCGGAAGCGTACTTCGCGATCCGGTCGCTGAACGCACCGGAGAAGATCGTTGCAATGGCCGCCGGGAACGTTTAGTCAGCTTTTAAGGTTATGAGCACCGATCTGGACGCCCCAGCAACCAAACGCGACTTGCAGGACGCAATCGCGGAACTCAAAAACTACGTGCTTGAGCGCGAGAGCAGTCTGATCTGGAAAGTGATTGCCTTGCAGGTAACATTAATTGGAGCCATTGCCGGCGCTCAATGGGCGGCTTTCTTTTTGGTGCTGCAACATTTGCAGTGGAAACCGTGATCTGGGAGCGATAACCTCGAAGGGAAAGAAAGGAGGCAAACTACTGGACTGAAGAGAATTTTCACTGTTGTTCATCCTTTAGCGTTCCCCCTTGAACATCGCGCAGCCGATTTAGTTCGCGTTCGATCAAGGCCTCGACCCAGGCCGAACGCTGGCGCTCCGGGATCGCCCGCCGCATGGCATTAGCGACTTCGCTGCGAAGTTTAATAGCTACTAGCTGTTTCTTTATACCGCTGGGTGGTCGGCCGGCGCGTTCTCTGAATCCGCCTTTCATTTGCTCGCCTGCCGCAGTTCGGTGATCAGTTGCTGAGTCGGATCGGAATCGCAAGCCCAGTAGGCCGTTTGCTCCAACGCATCCGCCGCACGCTTACATAACTCGATCAACTGGTTCAGGTCCCGGTCATCCTCGACCCAGTGGCGTTTGAGGGTTTCGATTTCAGCCCTAGCTTTTTCCAAATCAGCGTAAACCAGATCAAGTTCATCAGGTTCATCGAGCGGATCGCCTTCCATTTGATTAATCCTATCAGTAAATCAAAGCCGGGACAAGAACGGTTGATTGATTTGCCACAAAATGCCACAATGTGGAGCAGTGCGTATCGCTACCAAAGAGCGCGATCCTTGGGGCAAGATCGACTGGCAGTCAGAGCTTCCGCAGGACGCGAATCCTCATGACCTCATCGAGGCTAAAGCCAGGATTGTCGCCACTCGGATGCCGGAGAAATACCGGCAAATCCTGACACTTCTCGCGGATGGAAATTCGCCGCAACTGATCAACAAATATTGCGGAGTGGGGGATGACGTGATCCGCCGGATCCGGCAGTTGCATCCGCAATCGCTGGCCAAAATCAAGGAAGCGGTTCTAGACAACCTGCTTGAGGCGAGCCAGGTGATGAGTGAACGATTGGCGCGCGAAGCGCACGAATTGCCGACTGGGCGCCTGGCGCAGGCACTGGCGCAGACAATCGACAAAGCGCAGCTCCTAAGCGGAGGGGTCACCCAACGCACCGAGACCAAACGAGTAGTCACTCGCGAAGAACTCCAGGCACTTTTTGAATCTCTCCCTAGAGCCAAAGCAACCGTCATCGAGGACAAAAAAGATGCCGACTGAAGATCTCACCGTTACTTGGGAATCGCCGCAGTTCACGGTAGACCTGACTCCGGTCGATGTAACGTTGCAGTTTCACGCTGCCGGCGCTGGGCCACAAGGACCACCAGGGGCAACCGGACCACCTGGATCGCAAGGTTTGCAAGGAGCAAATGGGCCGCCTGGAACCCAAGGGTTGCCAGGCCCGCAAGGCGCGCAAGGAGCACAGGGAATAGCTGGTCCCACCGGCCCTGTAGGTAACACCGGAGCAACCGGTCCTCAAGGACCACCTGGACCGGCCGGTGGCACTACCGTGGCTACAACTACGGCAGCCGATTTCACGCAACCGGCGGTTAATGCGACTGTTCCAGTGACTTTGACCAGTGGGAGTGGGATTTCCAATGGCTTGATTCTCTACATTCAGACCGGTGGCTATTATTCAGTGCAGTCAATCGCCGGTAATGTGGCAACGTTGCAAAATCTCGGTTACGCCGGAAATGCCGCGCCTCCCGCAACGATTAACTCCGGAGCGAACGTTGGGGGAGTCGGGCCTCAAGGACCGACCGGTCCACAAGGAGCACAAGGAGCACAAGGAGTTGCCGGTCCACAGGGAGCAACAGGACCGACTGGACCACAGGGAACAACCGGAGCAACAGGACCGCAAGGACCGCAAGGTCCAGCCGGTCCTGGCGACATGACAAAAGCTGTCTATGCGCCTGGCAGTGGACAGAATAACACTAATTTGGTCGATCACGCGCAATATGCTGACGCGGCAACCAGTGCCACCAGTGCGACAAATGCGACGAACGCGACCAATGCCAGTTCTGTTCCCTGGACTGGTGTGACCAGTAAACCAACAACTTTTCCACCGGCCGCGCACGGGACAACGCACAACCTAGGTGGCGGCGATGCGATCGCTCCGGATTGGAGTCAGGTCCAAAATAAGCCTGGCACCTTTCCGCCGGTTGTGCACGCATCGACGCATAACCTTGGCGGCAGCGACGCAATCGCTCCGGATTGGAGTCAGGTCCAGAACAAGCCGAGTACTTTTGCTCCCGCTCCGCACGAGACCAGCCATGTTACCGGCACCGATCAGATTCCATCGGCTAGTTCTTCCAGTCGTGGATTACTAGCTCAGACCAGTGGGAATACCACAGACTTCGTTGATGGCACTAATGCTTGTCAGAATCTGGTAACCGCAATCACGCCTACGATCACCAGTTTCCGCCTCCGTGCATTTCAAGCACTTGGAAATTGTAATTTCGAGGTGGATCAGCGCAATGTCGGGAATACCTTAACAGGTGGTCCGAATGGTTTGATTATTGACCGTTGGGGATTAGATCGTTCTGGACCTTTAACTGCTCAATATTCGATAGGACAACAACCAGGTCTGGTCGCCGTACCTGGTACTAGCAGTTACAATATAACCAGATCCTTCTTTCGGATAACTGTCACTACAGCGCAAAGTGCTTTAGCAGCAAGTGACAGATGCCGCATTTTCCAATATGTCGAGGGTCCGAACTGGAGAGAATTAAGCGGCGACGTTCATTCCATTAGTTTGTTGGTCAGGTCAAATGTGGCGAATTTGAAATTTGGTTTGCATTTGGTGGATCAGCCGACACAAACGCAAGTCTTGACTAAACTATGCACGATTGCGTCCGCTGGCGCGTGGCAATTAATTTCGCTTGCTTCCCTTCCCGTATGGCCTGCGGGCAACTTCACTTCTGCTCCAGGTGCTGTAGGATATTTGTTTGGCATTTGTCTAGCTGGTGGCAGTTCAGTTACTTCATCAGCAAATGATGTGTGGGTTAGCAATGGGAGTTTTCTGGCGGCAGCGGGACAAAGTAATTTTCTAACCACGGTTGGTAACCAATTCGACATTGCCTTCGTCCAACATTCCCCTGGGAGCAATGCCGACCTGATGGACCTCGATTTTGACACCAACCTTTCCAGGTGCCAGCGCATGTATCAGAAAAGTTATTCCTATTCGACGATTGCCGGGACTAATACCCAGGCTGGAATGATTGGGGGCTTTATTGCCTATAGTGTGGCGGGAGCCAACGGGCCGGGCATATTCAAACGCACGATGGCGAAAGTGCCGACCGTAAATGTATATAGTTCTCAAGGCACCATTAACAACATCAATTTGAATTCCACCGGAGCAGCAGTAGCGGTAACAGGTACCGCTAATGTTGGAGATGCAGGATTTCCGGGAGTAACAGCTGCTAGCACCTTAACAGCGGCGGCGGCTTATAATCTGCACTACACCGCCGACACCGGCTGGTAAACCACTTATGGCTTTTAGGTGATCGTAAATGAAAGCGCGTTGCTCGTCCGGTTGTTCTGATCGATGACGGTCACTTGTTTGGTGCCGGCAGCCGTTAAGTCCGCGGCCAGGATTGTCACGGTAAGCTGAGTCGGACTGACGTATGCCGGCGTGTAATTGGACGCGCCAAATTTAAGTTTTACCCCAGGCAGAAAATATTTGCCATTGACAGTGACCGACAGATTGCCGCTCCCGTGCGCGACGGTATTAGGTGCGAGCGAAGTCAGACTCGGGGGAAAGGGATCGGTAATTCCCAGCCCCCATCGGCGGTTCAGCCACCATTGGACCTTGCTCATTTAGTCTCGCGACGAAACTGGTTGGATGACGGTGAGCGTGCCACTGAAAAGCGGCGTGACGATCGGCGTAGGCGACGTAGGCGACTGAATCATCCGGACCTGGTAAAAGTACGGCACTGCCTGCATGCCACTGGTTACGGTCGAGGGCACAGTCAGCCAGGTGGTGCCTGCCGTCGGCGTAGAGGTCTCGGTCCAGTCAACTTCGATAACGGTCGGATCGGTATCTGGCAGATTGATATCGGTTTTGGCCGTAAAAGCGAATTCGAATCCGGTGATATCCAAAGGCTGGCTGACGCCGTTAATGTCAGTGACGATCAGTTTGATCTGGGAAGCGAGTGTGGCACCCTGTTCGACGCAGAGGTTTAAGCCAGGTGGAACGCATCCGGATAAGGTAGCCTGGGTTTGCGTCTGCGCCGGCGGCCCAACCGGAACGCCCGTTGCCGGTCGGGCGATTGGCGGAGGCGTGTGCTGAGATTGCCACCGGTACGCAGCCAGATTGGGGAGCTCCAATGTAGGCATCTTGGGACAGAATCGTGCCACAAAATGCCACTGGAAGCGAGGACCGAATTTTACTTTAGGAAACGTTGATTATGCCGTATATATAGAATCAATAAGATGATATTCCTCGCTTTATTTCTGCTGGTGATGCTGGTGTTCTGTCCGCATATCGTATTTGGCGTAATCGGTATGTACATCGCTGTTTACGGTACGGCCTTCATCATTGGTCAAATAGCTTATTTCCTCGAGCATGGGAAATTCGCTTCATTATCGAAAGACGACTCAGATTCTCGTCCGTACACAGAATATGATTGCAAGCTTGATCGCATCCGCGAAGATTACAGACATTATTGGGATCCGAATCATCGGAATTACCAACTCGACCCAAGTGATCCCAAGTACAAAAGAGATCAGCGTCCATGGTGGAAACGGTGGAACTCTACGACAAAATGAATGGATGGTGACTTTTATGCCTGACCAACCACAAAAACCTACAATCGACGATATCGTGCGCGAACTCGGTCACGATCGGATGGCTTTCTTCTCCGACATGGTGCGTCCGGATCAGGAAGATGAACGCGAGGAAGACGCCAATTTACCTCTCTCGCCGACTGCTACGAGAGAGGTTAAACTCACACCGGAGCATGAGCGAGCGATCATTGAGGATCTGGAAAAGCATTTTGGACGTAAGCTTACACCAGAGGAAATACACCTAGCTTTAGAGCAAGCACGTTCGATTTAAGCCTTTATTGCGCTTTTTCAGTCGGTATCCAGCTTTTCATAGACTTGTCCCAGGCACGGCCTAAAGCCATTTTCTCTCCGCCTTTCGGATAGCCGTTCCATTTCATAAAAACGACATCCGGCTTGCCATCTTTCGGATTCCAATTTGCCGGTGCCTGCGCTGGATCAAACGGTGCTCTGCCGGTCTCTTGAAAACCTAGTTGGGAATAGAGCCTCGTTAGATGTCCCTCGAATGCATCGAGCGTTCTACCGCCCATATTATTAATCGCATGGATTAAAGCATGAGTACCAGCGCCTTGTACTCCGCTATTGTTGAAGACGTTCTGGATGTCGCCATTGGGATCGACTGCGGCTCCTATCGTACCGTTCTGATTGGTAAAGAGTCGGTGTTGAGTCAAGTCTCCAGGTTTCAAATCTGACAGAAAACCAGGTCGCGTTGTCTTATTCCTTCCGGCGATAAAATCTTCCGGCGAGACCTCCTTGAAAGCCGGCGTTTTGGAGACGTGTTCGGCGTAAGCTTTTAGTTGCGGGATATAAGAGGCCTTGGCTGCTTGTGCACCACCTTTTGACCAACCCTGATCAACCCAATGCTGCTTCTCGGCGTACCACATAATGGCCTGGAACTCATGCGGATCCATGCCGGCTCGCTCTGCTGCCCGTCGAAACGCTTGCTGGCTAAAGGCAAAATCGAGATCGCTTACGCCTTGCTCACTCGGAGGTGTTAAACGCCATTGTTCTGGTGCGCCTTCGACTCCATCAAAACCCATCCGGCGCATGGTCCGTGCAGCCCATTTATCGATCGTCGCTTCCTTGCCGCGTCCGAAAAGATTGGCGAAGAAATTTGGTGTTTTCGGTCCCTTAACTTCGTCCAGCCAGGTGCCTGCCAAAACTTTCAGGACTTCGTCCGAGTTCTGGCTGAACTTCGTTTTCCCGTCAGCCTTTGTCGGTTTCATGTCCTCCGTGATGACGCCCGTCTTTTTATACTGACGGATCGCATCATCGTAGGCTCCTGACTGGTAGCGGTGATAAGCGACCAGAGCGTCATTCCAGTTTTCCATAACACCCTGGCCGGCACTGGTCGCAGCGAGCAAGTGACCGAAAAGTTCCGCGTCTTTTCCGAATCCTTTCTTGAGAAGACCTCGTACATCTTTGTACCAGGTCTTCGCCTTCATTATGTCCGGATTGTCTTTCCAACGTTGGTACTCTTGGAAAAGCTTGTCGGCATATGTCGTCACTGCACTATTCTTATCGAGTGCGGTCAGTTTTTTCTGTGCCTGCCCACTCAGATAATCTATGTGACCAAAATTGTTTTCTGTTAACGGTCCTGTCGGTTGTTTATCCGCAAGCAGAGGCGCACTGGTTATACCGTATGGGATCTTATCCTCGACCGTATTTCCCTTCTTTGTGGTATGATAGGTGACCGGGATCGCGGTCTTGTCCGGTGGTGCGGCTGGCGCAGTGCCTCCTCGAGGCGCGTAACTGACTTGTTCAGCGCCCGGCATGTAGTTGCGCTTCATCTGATAATATTGATCCTCTGAGATGAATGGCTTGATAGCGCCGGTTGCTGAGATCTGGTTGGCACGATCGATCCGGTAGCTTTTGACAATCGGGCGCACGCTCGCCGGCATTCGATCAACCAGTGGATTGGCGTCTCGTTGTCCGACAACATCCAGATTGGACAAGGCATTTATCGCGTTGCGCTTGTCTACGCCGATCGCATCCGCGCCGGGGCGCCCTTGGGCGTGATTAGTGAAGTAGGTATCGGCGTCTTGGGTAAACTCACCTGGGCTAGCCCACAGACCGCGAAACGGATCGCGCTTCGCCATCCGCTGATAGTTCTGGGTAAGCTGATTGAAATCGACACTCTTAACGTTGACGTTGCCGTCTTTGGTGACTTCGATGCCGTAAGGGACAGTGATCTTTTCGGTACCCTCGAATTGGCCGTACCCTTTTTTCGGGCCGAGTGCCTTGTGATAAAAGAAGCGCATCTCCATGCCTGGAGATCCTTTATCGGCCAGTACGCGGGATAACAGACGCAAGGAGCCGATCTGGTGCGGATTGTACTGGTTAGTCAGAGCCAGTGAATCCAGAACGTTATCGGGCAGATATCGCATGAAGAGGTTGCCTTCCTCAGTCTGGCGAAGCCCAAGTTCCATCCGTTGCGCTTCCGGCAGGGCTTCCAGGCCGCTCCTGACTGCGCCGGCGAAGTTGGCGTTGTAATCCTTGACTTCCTTTTGCGTGCGATAGATCGGTTCGCCCGTCAGAGGATTGCGCTGCACGGTCCCGTCCGGATTACGCACAATTTCCGGCGCATTAGTCAGCCAGGTATTGGCGACATTCGGATTCTGCATGTCGCTCCGAGTGAACCGGTGCGTGACAGCTTCTTCTGAATCGATCTGACCTTCGCGTTGAGTGGTCTTGAAATAGCTTTGAGCGAGTTGGTTATAGATCGGGTTGCGCTGGAGATCCGTGAACAATCCCGTGCCTGATACCCTGCCGCCAGGGGCCGAAAGCAGTTTGCCGCTTTCATCGACGGTATAGCCCATTTTGGCGAGTGCGGTTTTAATGGCCGCTTTGTTCGCCATCAAAGGCCGAAACGCACTATTGGAATCCAGTATTGGCGCACCCGAAAGCATGTAATCCACGCCACCTTCAGCGTAGAGCTCCTTGGCTATGTCAAAATCGGTCAGGTGCGCGGTCGGGAGACCGTTCTGCTGCATCTTGTTTTTGTACTCGGCCGCGAGGTTATTGAACGTCTGATTGGTGTAGTAACGGTCAGTGGCCTGATTGACTCCCAACGGTTTTCCGTCTGGGCCAAGAGCGGTGTACTGACCTACGGCTCCGGTAGTCGGATTACCAAAGAGGCTATCGTAGAGGTCCGGAAGCGTTCCGCTCTTAACGGCGCCATGAATGAGTTCATGCGCCAGTACGCCGCGAACGACTGAGTCGGGATTTGCGAGGTTTATCTGGATATGGCTGCGGCCGGCATTGTCGAAATAGTGGAATCCGTTGGCGCCTTGAGGATCATTGACGTAATCGGCTCGCAGGCCTGGAAAATGCGAAGCGTTCTGCGCGAGCAGGAGCTGGTTCGACGCTGAAAGGCGATCGAAATTATCACGCTCGCTTCCCAATAACGGTGGAGCGGGAGAAGTGACCTTAGCCATCGCTTGCGCAGTCAGTTCCCGTTCGGCCTGGACCCAATCGGTTTGTGGTGAACCGGTCGTGCCCGTAGCCTGGCGTTGTTGCGAAAGTTCGTAGGCGCGTGCCTGAATCTGATCGTTAGTCGGCGCCACAAACGGTTTAGCCGGTTCTGCCAACGGATCCGGCATCGGGATCACCTTGTTGGTATTCAGCGTGTCCCGGTAACGTTTCCAATCGCCGCGAGCCTGGAGAAAGTACTGGGCTGGATCGCTGAATTTTTGCCATTGTCCGAATCCGCCCCCAGCCATCCCGAAAATTCCGCCCTGCACAAGACCACCGGCTGCGCCTTGCCAACCACCGCCAGGCGCCGTTCCTTCGCCCTGGAGACCTCCAATTACCGCACCGGTTGCTGCGCCCGCCGCAGCTCCGCCGGCTGTCGCGGTTGCGGTCTGCATCAGCGGATGGTCAAGCGTGGCAGCCAGCCATTTTGGCATGTACTTGCTCTGCTCCGCGACGCGAGTCCAATAGGGAATTGTAGCTTCGCCGACCAGCAATTCCTTGCCCATGGCTTTAGAGAGAGAACTGACGGCATCGCCAATTTCCGGCAAATGTTCCAAGGTAGTCGAGATCGCGGTTCCGACAGGGCCGAAATGCTCAAAAACTCCGTAATCGAGGACTTTATCGACTACTGAGGAGGCGATCTTTTTTACGCCGGGAATGCCTAGTGAAACAATGTTGGTCAGTTTGTCTTTGATTGCTTCACCCAATGCCGGCAGTTGACCGGCAGCCTGCGCCACGTTGCCGGTTGTCTGGAGCACGGTATTTGCCATTGAAGCCGCGGTACCGGGATCCCCGGCAATCTTGTTGAGATTAGTTATCTGCGCGTTAAGGTTGGCAGTTTTCTGCGCGAGATCTTCAGTAGCTGCGCGCTGCGCAGGCGCCAGTTGCGCCATTGCTTGGCGAGTCGGCACATAGGCGGCATTAGCGGCACTCGCTTCCGGCGTCTTTGGCAGCATCTGCGTAGCATCCAAACCGCCCTTAAGTGCAGATGCTCCTGCCACGTCTTCCATCGCCCCCAACGATCGCTCAAAGAACATCGGTTTAAGCGCGCCAACTGCGGTCGCGCCGGCTAGTTCCCCCGCGTAATTAATCGGATTAAGCACAGTGGCCATTCCTGCGGCGGCCGGCTGGTTTACCGGAGCTGTCTGCACCTCGCGCCCAAACTCACTCTGACCGACTGCCTGATAAGCCTGACCGACCCATTGGCGCAGATGACTGCCGGCGGTCGCGAGTCCCTGCTGAAGCGATGCCGTGTCGAGTGTACTTTGCGCAAACTGCCTGTCCAGTTCCTCTCTGCTCTGTGGATCCTGGGCAGCCATCTCAAACAGCGGGCGCGGCGTTTGGATTAAACCGTTGTAGACGCCGGTTAGCATATTCCACGCCTGACTGAAAGCGTCTCCGACGCCTTGTGTACTCGTCGCCATCTCACTCGCCGTTCTCGATTGGAGCGTCTGAAACCCTGGATCGTGCATGTTATCCGTGGCTTTGCGCACCGCCATTTCCGCGCCGTCTTTAAGCAGGCTGAGTTGGTTTCCGACACCTTGAACGACTTCGCCACCGGCTCTGAGTAGTCCAGGCCAAAGACCGTTCATTGTGTCGCTGAAATTCTTCTGCCACGGTTGAGCCTCCAGCGGCTTGTGAATCAATTGATAATAGGCTTCCGGATTCTGCTCAAAAAATTTCGGATTCTTAGCTAAGGCGACCGCTAGCCGATCATTAAACGGCAAAGCATTCGGATCGCCACCGTTCTGGATATATTGATCGACATTGGCGACATCGTCGGGCGTTGCGACCCTCAGCCCAAAAGAGAGCGGGAGTTTCTGAATTTCGGTGTTACTGGTCTGAAGCGCCGGGATTCGAGGACCGTTGGCGCCTGGCCTGGAAATCGTGCCTTGCCCCAGTTCGCCCGTAGCCCCGTCCTTATCGTAAACGTCGATCGTCCCGCGCAAATTATCATTAGTGGTCGCGCCGAAAGTGAATTGGCGTTTGGTGCCGTCGCGTCCGGTAAAGATAAACTGTTCACCGGGCGACGCGTTAAATCGCTCGACCATGTCCGGACTCAAAGCGATCGAGGAACCGCTGGTTAGCGGATTATTCCAGTCGCCTACTCCGTTCTTGGAATGGAGATCTTCGCCCTGGTCACCGTCGAAACCGTAATGCTGGGCGTGAACAATATAGACCGGATCGTTGCTGACATCCCGCGGTTGCGGCTCCGATTGCGTTGCCGTGTCGGTAGCAACCGGCTGCGTTGCCACCGGAGCGACAGTATCTGCGCTGAAACCTGGAACGATTGGCAGAGTATCGGCCATAAGGATTTTAGCCGCTCGACAGATATCTGCTTAAATCCATCGTTGGAGAACTGTCTGAATTTTGCTGAATTTGCTGGACCGATGGAAGTTGTTGCGCCGGCTGCGGAGGTGGATTGGATAAATTCTGCTGCGCCTTCGCCCGCCAATCGCTATACGGTCGTTCATCAACGAAACGCTCGCCGCTGCCAGGGTCATACGTAACAGGCATCGAATGCAGGTGACCGGATTCGTTTCCGGTGGCGAGATTTGAGAGGTTCGAACCGCCGAGTGCGCGATCGATAATCGGATTGTACTGGGCGTACTCCTTATCGCTCACCGAGCGGTTTAACTGATTCATTGTAGCGGGCGGATAATAGCCTTTCCCGGTACTTGGATCGTAGGGATCAATGATTGTGTTTTGCAGACTGCGATTGGAAGCCAGTGCCCGATTCATCACGGACTCGGTATATCCCAGTCTGGCCTCAGTTCCCTGGTCCCCCACTTCCGCGCGGATACTGGCAATTAAGAGGCGCCTGTTTTCCGGATTCTGCAGTTCCTGCGCAAAGCTGGAGCGCGCCTGTGAAAGACTACTGAATACCGGAGTATTAATATCGAGTGTGGCAGGACCAGTGGTAACGGCAGGAGTTGTCCTGCCGGCATTGCTGAGATATTGGCTTAAATCCTGAATGGTTACCGGCTGCGCCCGCGGTGCGGCACCTGGTGCCCCCAGGAGCTGACTCGGATCGATTGAAAGCGTGTCGTCGGTAGCCATTGCTTATCGCCCCCACATTAGCGGATTGGGTGCCGACATGTCTGGCGGCAAAGCATTCGCTAAAGGACCACCCTGACGCGGCAATAATGATTTAGCCACTGCTCCAGCCTGTCCCGGCAGATTAACCAATCCCTGTATCATACCGGGAGCTGGAGGCGTCCCAGGGTCATTGGCGGTCGATCCATAAATAGGCTGGGGAGGTGCTCCATAGGCCGGCGGCGCCAAGGACACTTGAGCATTCGGACGTGGCGAAGGCGGCAGATTTTGTGCTTGTTGCGGTTGCGCTTGTTGCCCCGCACCGATCGCAGCGTTGACCTGCGCATTTACAACTTGCTGGGCTTGAGGCGAAGTTCCGGATTGCACCAACGGTTGACTCCTGACCGGATCCCAATCTTTATGCGCTTTCAGCCAGTTATTGCCATCTACCAAAAGATCGTTAATGCGCGTCGGATCCTGGCCCATAGCCTTCATCTGATCACGCGTCTTTGAGAGAACATCCTGCGACTGATTGTAGAGATTGAACCACTTGTTATGCGCGCTTTGAGGATTATCGATTTCGTTCGGGACAACGTTTTTATCCATCATCTCGATGATGTTCGCCTTGGTCGTTGCAGCCGGCAGATCGCCCTGAATGCCTTTGCCAAACGTTGGCGTTAGAAGGTCAGCTAACTGGAAATAATTGCGGGCGTCTTGACTCATATTGATCGCCGCTTCGCGAGTATGCCCAAAAAACGATTTTGCGAATCCACCGGTTCCTATTGGTGCACTTTCCGTCATTTGGTCGTGCAGCTTGGAAAGACGATCGATCCCGTCCATATCCACTGCTATTGCACTAATCTTATCTCCATAGGCTGGTTGCTCTTTTGTGGTATATGCTCCGCCATGTGACTGCGAATAGGCTGTCGCACTTGCACCCTCTTTCTGTTGTTCAGCCTGTTGCGCGATCTGTGCACGTTGAGCCGCTTCGACCTGGATCGGACTAAGACCACTTGGTTGTTGCGGAGTCAGTTCCCAATACTTTTGTTGTTGCTGGCGAGCCTGCGCAATGTTTGCTTCTGCCTGGCCCTTTTTAAAAGCTTCAGAATCCGAGTACGCTTTGTCGTAGAAGTCCCAGAGTTTTTCGACAGTCGGCAGCGCAGTCGGCGCCATCTGCGCTAAATCGGTGATTTTCTGGTTGACTACGGATGCGGCATACGAATGCGAATCCTGGTTCTGCATATCGGGACTGGCCGGATGTACGTCAACCGTAGTAGTGGGCGGTGCATCGGCAAAAGTGACAGTCGTAAATTGGTCAGCCATATTTATGCTCTGGGATGGAATGTATAACCGCCAGGTGCAGCGGCATCTGGAACCACATATCCAGGCTTACCTTGTGCATCGCTTGCCATTCTTGCGCCTGCCGGTGGCTGTCCAGCCAGCGGAGCACCAATTCGGTATTGCGGTTGCGCAGCGACTGGATTGGTGATGTTGCCGCTGCCTAACGGAGCTGCCACACCAGGGATACCGGAGACGGTCAAATTCTGCTGACCAATGGGCTGTCTTCTTTGTGGAACTATCGGCTGCACCGGTTGCGCCTGCGGTGCCGGTGGTTGTTGCTGTACTGGCTGTTGCTGCCCCTGTTGGATCGGATACTGTTGCGGTTTGGTCGCTTTATTTAAAGCAAATTGGTCCAGCAATGCCTGGTGTTGTTTCCAAATATCCAGGTTCGCACCATATCCCATCTTTGCCATTTCGCGGGCCTGAGCTTGTTGGGCAATCCATGCAGTCGAGTACATGCCAATCATCGATTGCTGCGCGCCCAGACTTTTGCCGGCGATCGCTTTGTATTGATCGTCACTGAGCATGCCGCTCCCGTGCATAGCATTAAGCGTGTCGGTCGCGTCCTGCCGTTGTTGCATCAGACTGGAGACGCCCGAGATTGCGCCTCCAATTGCCTTGCCGGCTTCTGTAATTCCAGAGGCGTAACCGGCTCCGATATCGGTCTTGCCGGCGTTATATGTTAAATCAAACTTAGGTGGAGTCGGATCAAATACTGCCATAAGGAATTATCCTTTCTTCTCGATACGAAATTGCATCTGCTCTTCAGTCCAGCCATACTCCGGCGCTGCGGCTGAAACGTTCTTAAGATAGCCTTTCATTTTCGGACAATAAACTTGCTCGCCGGCGTGCCGTTTATCGATGCACCTGATACAGGTTGGATACCAGTCGGAGTTAGTGGTTTTATCCGGCCATTCGCATCGATTCCTAATATCGTACCTGTCAGCCTGGAATGGGACATTAAACTCTTCGATGTAATCCCAGACATCGTCATGCGTCCATTCCTTCAAGGGAAAGAAGTAATCTGGTCCCTGATCCCGATAGACTAACCTGGATTTGAGCGGCACAATCCCAAAAATCTGATCTTCGTCGCAGTCTTTGTGCGCGATCAGGCCGATATCCCACGGGAAAACGAAAACACTGCATGGGCGCATCAGGAAATTGACTCCGCACAAGAATTTATGCGGATCGTCGCCATCTTTAAATTCGAGGCAATTTTTCAATACCGCCGCACTGGCGTGTTGACCTGTCTGATATTCACTGACCAGGGCAACCATCTGCGGACTATGGAGCAGAGACACTCGTATAGGCGGATAATTATGGGTTTCTAACTCCCAGTCTTCGATGACGCGATTGGCAAAAGCGTTTTTGCGAGGGAACCAGGGATCGACGTAATAGACGATCGGCATCCGGATATTTCGCGACAGCAACAAATGAAGAAGGGTCAAGCTATCCTTGCCGAACGAGCAGAGAAGCACCGGTTGCTCGTAGTTTTTGAGTTCCTCGCGGATGATGCCAAGTGTCTCGTCAATCTTTTCGGTCAGCTTCATGCTGTTTGACCTTTCTGTCGTAATCCAGATCACTTTCCGGCGGCACGGTGATCTCGGTTCCGGCGAGAATATCTTCAGCGGCCAGGAGCAAATGCTGTCCGTCGAGTACGGCACCCAACTCTGTATTGGCTGCGATCCCTACACGCGGGAAATTCATGAACTGGCTTTCATCGATGCAGATCACTACCTCCTCCGGTTTATCCGGATCGATAAAGCCCCGTTCCATAATGTATTTCCTGGAGCGAGGTTCAGCACTCTCGACAGCGTAGAGTGATACCACCCGATCAAGACCGGGACTGAACTGCCAGACAATCGCGCCCTGACGAATATCGCGTTTAGCAAAGACTCCCTGCCCGTGGATTTCGCTTTTCCGAATCTCTACGGGAACAGTTAACATTTGCCTCCTAAAACAGCGCCACACCACCGATCACCGCAGCCCCAATAGTTGCTCCTGCGCCGATCATTGCGCCTTTAGCCTGGCCCGCGGATTGCGCATTCATCTGGTTGGCGGCCGATGTCGCGTTATAACCTGCCATTGTGTTCTGGTTCACCAGTCCCAGCATACCGGATCCCTGAAATAATGCTGGACCACCAGTGCCGTAACCAGACACTGTGTATCCTGCTTGCGCAGCACTTGGTTGATATCCAAGCATCTGGGAAAGCGCATTCTGTTGTGCGCCGGTCAGATATTGGGCGGTTTGTGCGCCAATCTGTTGCTGGGCTAGTTGCTGCTGGAGTGCCGCACCCTGGAGTGCAGCCCCCTGGCCGATCGCGCTCTGGTAAGCACCGAGTGCCTGACCTTGCAAGGCTGCCTGTTGTTGGGTAGCGTTGGTCAAATTCTGCGCAATCTGTCCCTGCAGTCCGCTTTGCAGTCCGATATTAGACTGCTGAATCCCGGCGATTGCTTGCCCGAGTTGCCCGCCCAGTTGCTGGTTAGCTTGGGTCGTTGCGATATCCGTCGAGGTTAATCCGAGAGCGTTGGCAGTTCGCTGCTGCTGCTCGTTCTGAACTAATCCACTGACTCCGGACGCAAACTGTTCGCGCTGCCCCAGGAGCTGCTGCTGCATCTGTTGGGTTCCCATGATCTCGGCACCAATCGAACCGGCGCCCTGGAGCATCCCACGAGCTTGATAGGCTGCGCGTTCCTGCTGGGCCACATCTGCCGTCATTTGCGGCGACATGCTTCCACCCAGTGCCAACTGTTGCTGCGCGGTAGTCTGCAACTGCTGGGTGAGGGGATCCAGGTTCCCAAGTGCACTCATCACGTTGCCTTTGGTCGCATTGAAAATATCGCTCCGAGCATTTGCTAAAACGTTCTGCTGCAACTGCCCTAACTGCGCGACGGTCTGGTCGGTGCCAACCTGAGATTGGCCGGCGAGTGCCTGAAGTTGCTGGTTAATCGGCGTCATTTGTTGTCCAGCCTGAGACGCCAAATTCTCGAATGTCTGTACCTGCCCTGGCATTTGCTGCATCACGTTCTGATAGAGACCACTAAGAGTCGGATCCAATCCGGCATTCATTTGTGACGTAGCAAAATTGGCCAGTTGTCCATACTGCGGACTGGATGCCATTAAAGCCTGCGACGTTGGTCTAGCGATATTCTGCATGATCCCGAGTTCTGCCCCAGACGCTGATGCTTGCAACTGATTCTGTATGTTCTGCATCTGCGGCAGATTCTGCATATTACTCATCAGCATCTGCTGCTGCAGTTGGTTATACAATGGCTGGTACTGCGCCTCTTCGGCGTACAGCGCAGGCGCATTTTGAACGTACCCTTTGATTGCCTGGCCCATTTCTTTGCCGGCGTCAGGTGGTGGGGGCGCTTGTACGCTTGGTGCTCCTCCCATGATCAAACCTCCTTATTCTTTAACATGGGACTCCCGCCCGTGGCTGGGTCTTGAAGTCCATCCAATACAATCGTTGCCAGGGGATAAATCGAAGTCGCCCCCGTCGCTTATAAATGACCCATTCAAGCTGGTAGGGCGCTTCGAGACACAATTCATACGGAGAAAACGTGCCCTTCTCGGTCGCATAAAAATGGATGAACCAGGCATTGTGCGGGGTGCCTTCAAGTAACGTCTTCCCGTCTGTCCGACAGGTCTCACCCATAAGCAAATAATTCGGACGGCGGATAATAGTGCCGCCAAAAAAACATCGAAGCAGAGTTCCAGCCAGAGCCCCTTCAGGTTCATGCTTCTCGTACCAGTCCTTTGCAATTTCTCCGACATTCACGTCTTAATAATATAAAACATTACGGTAAACGGCTGCATATTATTGTGAGCCGCGCCACCGCCCGCGTTGCCGATCCCCATGTTGGTCGCATTCGTACTTATTGGCCCGAGATTTGCCGTCGATAGTCCAGTTGCGCGCGTTGTACTTGCAGGATTTGCTGCCCCAGACGTGCCAGGAACATAACCATGTACCGCTGTGTCAGTGAAGAGATCCACGTAATCGTGACTATGCCCGGGATCACTGATAGTGTGGTTATGGCCCGGATCACTAAGGGCATGCGTATGGACAGGCATTTCATTGGCACTGGAAACGTGCGTTTCCTCGCCACCCATCTGTCCAAACGCTCTCCCGGTAATCCCGCCCACTGCGCTATTGACATAGCCCAGTGGGACGCGGCCACGAAGATCAGGCACTTTAAACCAGGCCGCAGATCCAGATCCCCCGGAACCGTAATAGCCACCAATAGCGGCGTACAACGCGGGATACGTGCTTTGCAGATACTGGCTCGCGTCGCAAATCAGCCAACCACTCGGAGGATTAGGACCGCCGAATATGTGAATGGTCCCTGGAGCGATCAGGATATTTACCAGTGACGTAGCGAGTTTCTGGAGGGTGATTGATGCGTCCTGATACGAATTAGTATCAACGCCTGTCACGGTATCCAGTAGATAGCCAACGGTTCCGGCGCTATCGACAGTCTGGAAACTTTTATTGTATCCCAGACCGATGTTGCGCGAGTAAAAGTCGGTACGATTAAAGGCGATTGCCGGATCCTTGGTATTGTCGCTCCCACTCGGATTATTGATAATTATCGCGGATTGATTCCACGCGGTGGTGCCACTGGTTGGCGTGTCTTTGGAAAAAGAAAGCGCGGCACTCGGCGCCATCGTGTCGCCATACTTGTTGACCGGCGCATATCCGAGAGCGACATCGATAGCATTCAGCGTACTGACATTGGCTGGATTTGTTATGACGGTTATAGGCGCAGCGTTAAGTGCATCGCCCGTGTTCATAGCGGTCAGGACGTTGCCGGCTACGCTGTTGACTATGTAATAACCCGCACCTTGAATATTAACCGTGGAACCTGCGGTAACCTTGGTGCCATCGGCTACCGTGACAGGAACAGTGGCGTTTGCTGCGGGCGTAGTGAAATTCAGCGTAGTCGTTGTCAGGACAGTCCCGATATCGATGTCGCTAGCCGTAATCGTGTTATTCGCGATGTCATCACTTTTAATCGCGCCGACCTGGAACGCGCCCGCCGGAATGACTCCAGGGTTAGTTACGTAAAGACTGCTCCTGGCCAGGCATCCGTCCTGCAGCATGGTCGAATCCACACTGGTGGTCTGAATAAAGAGCGATGGATCATCGCTAAACTCAGTCGCTACTTCGCCTTGCTGGAATTTCAGCCGGCTACAATTTACTCGTTTGCTCGTACTGGAAAGCGTGCCGCTAGGAAACCGGATCTTGAGCAATAATCCGTTTGCCACGTTCAGGATCGTGCTCAGACTCAGATCAATGGTCGCAGAGACGTAACCCCAGGCAGCATTTGGCACACTCTGCAAATTGACCGTAGTCTGCAAAGTTACCGTGTTAAAATTGTTGAAGGCGTTTGCTGTCCACACTTCGAGCGTCGGCGAAAGAAGAGCACCGGAATTGTTTTCAACGTATCCACTGAACGTGCAAGGCCGGCGCAGCGTGGCACTTAGGTCACCGTTAATCTGCTGGCCCAAACTGCAATCAGTCACGTTAACCGCTCCATCGATCTCCAGACTCCAGAGTGAGTACAGGTCCGGCACGTCAGTCGAGCGTTTATAGGTTACGGCAGCCCCATTCGGATTAACCGTCCAGTAATTGGCGTTTTGCGTCTCGGCGCCAACAGGACAACTTACGCCAGCTGGATTAGTCCAGAAACTCGAGTAGAAATTACCGTTGCGAAGAAAATTCTGGTCTGTAATCGGCGTCTCGATCGAGAGCGTAACTAACGGAGTCGCGGTCAGATTCAGCTTGTCAACCGTGACGATGTCCGTCGGAGTCCATTTGTAACCTGGTTGGACTGCTACTTCTGCCATAAAATTCTAAGTGTGATGTCTCGGTTCCCGAGAGTCTTCGTAATCCTCCAAAACAACTGATCGAATACCGATTGAACCGACCGTATTCTCGATCCGGAGCTGGCAAAATCGACCTCTCATATTGATGTCAAAGCGTTCGGTTCCTTGCTGTTCGCGTTCAACCTGGATCCCGTTATTGCCCAGCATGAATCCCTGCTGATCGGCTGGCAATCCAGGCGGATAACCAGTTTGAAATCCAACTGAGTAATCTTTACGCCTGGCTGTTGCGTGATCGTCCTGCAAATTTGCCTGGTTCCAGGCACGTTTCCCAAACGTCTCGTAGGTTGTTCGGCTTTTGGTCCGGTTAGTGATTAGCTTCTTCTCGTTTGATCCGTCCGTAAACGCCTCCACGCTGAAGTTCGGATTCCAAGTCGATAGATCGATACCGACTCTAGGAAACGAGTTCTGCGGACCAACTCCGGCATAGCCGCGAGTCAAAACCGCGAACTGAATCTGGAATTCGCGACTGATATCTGATCCCAGTAAATCCGTCCGGCCTTGCTCCAGGAGCACCACAACGCCTTTCTGCCGGTCGATTGCGAAAATCCTACGTTCGCCGATATAATTGGTTTTGACCAAGTCATCGAATCTGAAATCCGGATCCCCAAACGTGTCTACGCTTTCCCAGCTAGTACTGATCAGGTTGTAGACTATGAGCGCATTGTTGCGAGTGGCGTTGCGCAACGGTACGGCAAAATAAACTCGTTCACGTCGACTGGTGGCACGTATTCCGTCCACGGCATTCCAATTGATCGAATCAATCAACGGTTTGATCGAGTCAGAGATCGGCAAGGCCGATGCCTGCGGACTGCCCTCAAAAATCTGACTGATCTTGTAAACACCGCTCGAGTCCAAAAACATGATGTCGCCGGCAATCTCGACTACGGCTTTCATGCCGACTAACCCAAGTTTTCCAGGCAATCTCTGCAACGTCGTCGCACTCAGGTCTCCGGTTACGTTCGCGAGTTGATAAATCGAGTGTGTTTTAAAACAAATAACCGTGTCCTGTACCCAGGGGAACACCCGCACCAGGGTATCAGCTTCACCAAAATTGACCCTGAAATCGTTTACGGCCCATTGATAGTGGTCTTCACCAATGTCGCTGATGGCAAGCGAATCACGATCATGGGGAACGAGCATTCGACTGTTGAACGTTTCCGCAGTGGTGGCACTCGGCATCGGGATACGTGTCGTGTCCGGTGGCGAGCCCTGCGACGGATCCGGCAACGATTGCCAATAGACGCTCCAGTCGCCTTGCCATCTTAGTGGTGGCATCGTATTGCCTCGCCACATATAAAAATTATTAAACGCCTGCGAGAATTCGACTGGATAGTTGATTACCGATGTCATCGGGATAAACTGCGGCACTCCTCCGTCCAGCAAAAACCAGACGCCGTTTGCTGTTGCCAGAGCCATCCACTCGGAGCCGTTCGGATCACTGTAGATGCCGACTCCATAAATTTGGCCGAACGTAGCAGAATTATAACACACCGGACATAAGCAACCTTTTCTGGTCGCCATACCTCCGTTTTCCAGGCGTACGTTGTAGGCTTCCTGATACCAACCGGTCAGCATCTGAGCTGGATCCTGAGTTTTGAGGTCCATGCCGACAAAAGCAGTATCGCCCGTCGGGACGATCACCTGATCATTGGGCCCAACCGGTCTTTGCCACCTAGCCATTTACTTTAATGAAGAAGTCGATCCCAAAATGTCGGTCCCTGTTTTTTTACCCGCTGAATGGTGCGACTAAGTTGTTTCTGCTTTACGGCTAAAGCCCGTTGTTGCGCCCGAATCTGCGCCTTGTCACTTTGGGTCGCTACCTTGCTGGCTACTACGCTGGCGGTGCGCCCGCTGGTCGCCGCGGCCGCTCCTGCCTGCCTAGCCGCCGCACCAGCCGCGCCGGCAGCCAGCCTGGCGCCTCCGGCCGCTTCTTGGGCCGCATGCTCACTACCTATTGCTGCCGCTTCAGCTTCTTGAGAGGCTTTCAGCACCAGTTGATTGGTTTCGTTAACCGTGTCCAAAATGTTCCGAATCGAGTCCTGGTTCACTTTGATACCGGACTGATTGGTGGCTACCTGCTCGACCAGAGAGGATAGGGCGGTTTGTGCCCCACGCACATCAACGGAGCGTTGCTGTTCAGCTTTCCGAGCCGATTCATAAGCCTGGTCGGCTTTAAGTGCCTCGCCCCTGGCGATGTCCAGTTCGGTGTTTTGCGCTTTGAGCAAATCCTTTAGTCCGCGCCCCATCGCGTCAAACTTTACCCACATGATAGCCAGCGAAATACCGACCACCATTAAATGAGCTCCCCAAAACAAAAGGTCATTTACCGTTTCCGAGGCGAATCGGCGCCGGCGGCCTTTAATCGCCGCTGTTGCTGCCACGGCCTCAGAGTCTTTAGTCTGCACCGCCGCGTTTTTGTTCCAATCGCTCGAGTCGTCGGTCGATTCGCTCAAAAATGATCGAGTTGCGCTCGATGACCTTTCCAGCGTCTTGGACCAATCCGCGAAGACTGTCGACATATTCTCGTCGCTCGGTTTCATGAGCTTTCTGGAGCGAGGCCATATCTTTGCGGGTCGATTGCACAAAGAGCCAGCAAATGCCGAGGATAACCACAAATAGACCAATATTGAGCACCTGTATCGGCCAGCTCGCCACCCGCTCCACCCCATGCAATGTCTGGTCGATTAGCTCGTTTGATACGGCTAAAAACATTCATGCGGAAATCAGTTCATCAAACCTTTCGGTTTCTTCTCCACTCCTTTGATCTTTCCGGCATTCTGACTTGCGTAAAAGACCTGTTCGCCTTTTTTCTTGCCGTACTGGTCTTTCATTGCGCCCATGATTTTCGAACCTTTTTTCGTTAACGGCATAAGCTCCTTTTCATTAGACTACTCGTGCTGAATAACCAGTGAACTGCGCGCTCTGGATCGTCTGTTTATCAATCTCACTCGCAATCGCCCCATATGCCTGGTTCAGTTGATCGGGCGCCTTTTCGTTCTGGCCGGCAACAATCAAGGAATCACTAAAGGCCGCCAGCGTGACGAACTGCTTGAACGGCCAGGGAATACGGAACTGTTGCCAGTTCGAATCGGCAACCGCAGGATCATACGGAGACAACGATGGCGGTACACCGACCGCCTTCATCGGTGGCGTGTTGTTGGTGTTGTTGTCCACCACACTCAAGTACGTGTCGGTATTGTAAAAAGCAGTGTCGCCCGCGTTATAGGTGATTGTCGGATCCCAGTTATCCAGAGCAAGTCCCGTGTACGGAATCCGGAAGTGTAACCAGATCGTGGTGGTTAACGGACCAAGAGAAAAATTCAAACCGTCGTTACCCTGGAGAAAGTCAATCGGGATCCGGTTCTGGTCACTGTACGGGTTCTTGTTCCAGGCAGTGATACAGGTGCCTATCGAAGTGTGATTGGTCTGCCACCATGGGATGACGCGAGGATACGGTGGTTGGGTATTAGCTTGCCAAACCGCGGGATTGGACACAGTACCACCCACGGTCGGGACCAATGCGGTGTAGTAGCTTCGACTGCACCAGTCCCAGACAATAGCGCCCGCACTGTAGCTAATCGTAGGATCGTAATCATCGGCAAATGCACGCTCCTCCGTGAAAGTGGTCTCCAGAAAATCGTACAGCTCCCAGCATTCCTTCAAGCGTTCGTCCATGAAGCCAAGAATCTCCCTGGCTTTGTCTGGAGAAAGATTCTGGTTGTCGCCCGTCGGAGCCAGGCCGATCCGCCGGGCGATCGCGTACAAAATTGACTGTGTCGAGACCGGGAGATTCATCGATAGCCTACCTGGATTTTCCGAGAGCGCGATTTGACGCGCACCTCCGGATTATCCCGTTTATACACCTTCACAAAATCCGGATCGTTCCAAATCTGTCTACCATATCGGTGAATCCAATGCCAGAACGCAGTCAGATCCACCCGCATATGGCATTCGCCTATTCCGTCGAGGAAGACCTCGTCGAGTCGCTCAGTGGCAGCAGCAATTCGCCGTTGACTGGCGAAAGCGAGTTCCCTCTCAGCTTCGAGTTCGTCGGTGATTGACCTAGCGAATCCCCTGACGAACTCTTCGCCATGAACTGCCACCATGTCGCGGGCAAAGTCTTCCCAGCCCGTGATTTCTTTCGCCATTTATGCTGTTGGCGCAACTTTTCCTAGTCCCAACGGATTATAAACCACCAGACCGGCAATAGCATCAACATAGCCCCTCGGACCGCCACCGAGGTTCGGATTCTCCTGGTACCCCGGCATCCGATTGTACCTCAATTCGAGCTGGTCCCAATCGAGGAAATAGCCCCTGCCATTGATGACATTTTGAACCGCGGAGTTAGCCGCCAGGAACAATGATAGTATTAACTTAACACTTCCAAAATCCCCTTGCCAAAAATCGACCGTCGCGATAATCGATTTGCTAGTCGCGTCCTGATTATATCTGCGCAACGGCACCGTAGTGACCGCACTCGGCACCCAGGCTGCGTAGCTCGAAAACTGCTGTTTCAGGTTGATCCCGCACAGCAAGTCGAAATCCTTCTGTTGCCCGGTCTGTAAATAAATGGAGGCCATCGCGCCGTTAATGTCGCTTTCTAAAGTGGTCGCGGTGGTTTTAGTAATTACGCTCGCAGCCGGTGGCACAAAGGCCGGCGGACAAGCGGTCGCAGAATCCGTAATTGTTACTTCTCCAGCGTTTACCCAGGCGCCCAGTCCGCGAGTCAGATACGGAACCGTACCATTATCGGCTTGAGAATCCTGGTCGGAACAGAAGGTGGCTTCCATGTTACGTTTAATCTGGACGATCGTTTTCTTGACCGCCCTCTGCATCTCGCCGCGTTTCCCGATTCCCGCGACATCAGACACGTTCTGTGCGAAATCACTGACCATGAAGGCTGATCGCCACTTCTGGATACGGCCGTGCGCCTTGGCGCGTTGTGAAGCTGGGTTAACATAGTCCGTGTTAGCCACGTCTACGCCGTCAACTATACCGCCGAGTGCTACCGCGGCGTAGGCATCCATTTGCCAATCATACAAGGTATTGGCTGGTTCAGTGCCTTTGGGAATCATCGAGGAAAAAGGAGTATCCTTGTAATCGACCATCGCGATTACATCGGCAAAATCCTCACGTTTGCCGACCTGGACCGGTTCAGTTAATAGGGCCATTTGCTAGTCACTTATCTACCTAGCAGTGCGCTGCGCCACCCCACTATCAATCAGGGTATCGACAAAGGCGGTTAAAGCCGCATCCGGATTCTCCTGAAAAGCGGCCGTTAACGCGGCACCGCTCAGTGCTCTGGATTGAGGAACCTTGGGAGAGGCAGCCGGCGCAGGAGTGGCTAAAGGCGTCTGAGCAGAAGCTGGAAGCTGACCGTTGCGCTTTTTCGCGCGATCAAGACGAATTTTTTGACCGACCAATGCGTCTCCGACAATCAAGTCTGCGTCAGGATATTCGGAGAATAATTTAGGAAGAGCCGACCTCCATACATTATAGATCTTATGAGGTTCGGTTCCTTCCTTGTATATCGCCGGATATTCCCTGTGAGCATCCGCGTCGTAGAGTTTCTTGGAAGCGATAAATTTTGCGCGTTCCGGTATGAGCTTGGAAAGCGTTATATCGGCATCCGCGAGATAACCTTTCACCTCTTTCCCATCCGCCCATCTCGTACCACCCTTACCATCAGGTACGTGACCTCCATCAAGGTTCTGATAACACCAGGCTTTTGCCTGCTGGATGTCGTTAGCCCTTTTGGATAGGGCCGCTTCAGTCTCGATATCGGCCAATGGATTTTCCGGAGTCGGCGCAATCGGTGCCGGCGCCTGAAACTTCGCTTTAAGATCAGTCAACTCTGCCTCGAGCGCACTGGCGCGTTCCTCGGCACTTTTCCGTTTCGCAGTCAGTTCGTCGATCCGTTTCTGGACCTTCTCACTGAGTAAATCGTCTTTTTTGGGTTCTTCCGGTGGCTTTTCCTCTTCAGGGCGAAGCCCTTCCGGGATCAGACTCTCTAGCCCCTCCGTTAGAGCGGTCTCCGGTGCGACCGGTTCCGTTACGGCCTCACCTTTTGTTGGCTCCGTCTTCCCAGACTCGTCTTTCGGTGTTCCCGCGAACAAATCCTTGAACTCTGGGACTTGCGTCAACAGACTATCGACATCCGGCTCGACAGGAGCTGGAGTTGCCGGCTTCTCAACAGTCTGGGAGTTCTGATTCTCCTCTGCCATGGTTTAAAAAACCAAGAAATCGCTCTAGAACGCTCTCCAGGACGTTTTAAGGCCGCCCAGACGCCTTTAAAGCCTTTTTTTCGGCCTAAAAGTGGCAAAAATCAAGCTGATTCGAAACCACCCCAAAATGTGAACGTTCACATTTGACCGTACACGCGTTTTTATTGAGTGCCCGCATAGTTGATACCCCCCCTAAATCGGGCCCGGCTCAGGCCCAGGATGGAATTCGACCTCTTTTGAGCGCAATGCCTCAAGCTGAGATATAATGTAATCCGAATACACGATCCAACCTTGGAAAAAAGCCACTTGCCCGGGTTCTTTGAACACCGTGTCGTTGCGAAGCATACTCTCAGCTTTGTACTTCGCCTCGATCAAGACCTGAAACAACGCGCCCCATTGCCGGTCGTTGATCTCGCGCAATACCTGCGGTAAAATCTCCGGCGCAAAGTCCGCTCTCTCGACGATCCGGACTATCGGCACTTCTTTAGCAAGATTACTTTTTAAGGGCAAAACTTTGGCCAGGTGGTGGAGAAGGAGGATTCTTGGGAGGTACGGGAGGGATCGGCGTCGTCGGCACGTCAAGAGCTGAAGTCGGCACCGGCTGCGCGCAATCGGTATCCGCGCGCCAGTACCATTGGAACGTGTACAGATTCGTGCCTTTAACCGGCATCCTAGCTCACCGTTAAATCAACCGAGTTACTTAAAGCGCCATCAGCGTTGCGGACCTGGACCGGCACCGTTCCGGCGCTGCCAATCATTGCGGCATCAACAGTCGCGCTGGCGCCTAAAGTCGTTCCCTGATCCGTATCGGATACTGTCACTACTGCGCCTTCGCTGAATCCGGTCCCGCTCACATACAGAATAAACCCAGTTGTCCCCGCGACCACGTCAGGCGGATTAATCGCACTGATCACAGGTGCGGGCGGCGCCGGAGGCGTTACGCTCGCCGCGCCCGCTCCATAAACTTTCTCGCACCATTGCTTGAATCCTTCGTCGCCTTGCCACGAGTTCGGACAGGCCGCCATCAAGTCCAGGAATGCCTGTTGATCCTTGGGTTGTTTCACGTCTGTGATCACGTAATCAGCACCGCCAATCGTCGGCTCAGTGTACGATGGCGCGGGCGCTTCATCGTGAGCTTCCTCCTGAATCGTCTCTTCACTCATATGCTTTTCAGCCTTGTGTTTTTTGTGCTTGCTCATTAGTCGGTGTAAATGTTGACCGCGTTACTGATCACACCACTCAGTTGTACCGCGCTGATCTGTACTACTGAGCCAGAGTTGGGAATCAATGCCGGTGTGATTGTTGCCTGAAACGAGGTCGTAGTTGGCGAAATGGCCGTTAACTGTGTAGCAAGAACCTGGGCTTTAACCGTTGCAACATCGAATCCTGTTCCGGTCAATGTCACGGTCACACTGGTATTGGCCTTAACATGTTTCGGCGCCACCTTGGTTAAAGTCGGAGGGCTTGTCTGCGGCACACTGCCCAGAGCCTGATTGTAAAGATTGGTGGACCATTCTAAAAAACCGGTGTCGCCCGCCCACGCTGCGGGACAACTCGCCATTATGTTGGTCAACGGAGGATTGGCTTGCGGTTCAGGCTCTGGCTCTGCTGCCGATGGGTTATTGGACAGTTCCGCCACCGCATTTGCTGGTTCGTGATACTCACTCATCGTCTTCTCCGGATATCGAGCTCACTTGTCGGATGCGCCCCCCCGCTGGACGGTTTACCTGGCCGGCCGCCCTTCTGCCCGCTCCGGATATCGAGTGAAGTAGTCGGATGAACGGTTTCTTCCGGGCCGCTCTCGTCGCTCCGCGGCGCCTGCGTTCCTTCTTGAAATTCCGGTGGGCTTTCAGGGAGTTGGTCCGGTTCGAGCACGTTTCCGGGATGCGCCGGTTCTGTCTTATAATCTTTCTTGTCCATATTCCATCGCTTTAATTTTGTGGATGTCTTCTGCCGATAAGGCTTTCAAAAAATCGTCTGCGATCCTCAGGCACTCCTCGGGCGTAATTGTGTCCGGACCCGAATAAAGTCGCAACGCCACGTCCAACCGGATCTGGTAGATGCTTTTGCCGTAGGTCTCCAGTATCTGGTGCTTGGTCATCCCCCGCCTCCCGCCTGGCCGTAAGTGCCGCCACCCATCAAGGTGCTCGGCGGAGGCGCCGGCCCGGTCCCTGATAGCGATTGAGTTGGACCTGGGCTTACCCCCAGTTTGCCAGTAATCGCGTTCTGTTGCTGCACCACTTGCTGCTGCAAATTCTGGACGCGGCGTTGCAGGAGTTGCAGAGAAATTGGGTTCTGCCTCAGCGCGTCAATGTACCCCTGCTGACTGACCGTGTTCTGAATCACGCTCAACCTTAGTTGCGCGTTCTGGCCCGAGGTGTACATCGGCGGCTCGATGCCGTCCGCGATCTTGGAGAGTTGCGATTGTTCGTCGTTAATTTCCTGCTGGCTCACCGCGGCTTGCGGCTGAATCAACTGCCGCGCCAGTGCCGGATCAAGCGCCCGCGCGGCGTACATCGTCAATCCGGCTCGATCCAGTACGCCTGCCGCGTCGGTGGCAACTAACATCTGCTGGATCAGGTTCAGCTTTGCCGTCACAAATTCCTGATTCAGATCTTTGGCGTCGTATTCGAGCACCAGGTTCAGGTTGCGCTGGATCGTTTTACGGTCCCGTTGCGGAATGGCCGCCGGATCCCCAGCCGCCGCTATCCAGTCTTCATCCGGCAGGTACTGCATGCATAACTGGTAGATCTGGACATGCACCATTCGCAGTTCTGCCAGCCACTCGTCCACCAACCGCTGCTGTTTCCGTAAGACTTTGTTCGGGTCCACCCCTTCCATGCTGCGCCCGAAATAATTCGCCAGATCCTGCCGGATACTCATCTCGGTCTGGTACGTGGTCTGATCCAGAGGCGGCGGTGGCAACCAGCTCAGTTCTCCCGGGCGCATCACGCCCAGTTGCGCCCTCGGGCCCAGCTTGTACTGCTGGCGTCCTCTCCCCAAAGGAACCTGCAATGGCGGCAAAGTCGATATCGCCGTCCGATCGTTTCTCGCATCTTTCTGAAATTTGATCTCGGCTTGCGCCGTCATCGCGATGTCGCCAATCCCCCTGGACTCTAGTACGCTCCGACTCCGCTTCTCCCTCTCACAAAGAACAAAAGGATATTTCCCGTGCAGGTACGGTAAAGGCAATTGCCGCCCCAACCTCTCAAAGTTCGGGTGAAAAATAGAGACCTCGATCTGCCGGCGGTTCTTGGAATCTGCGCCACGATGGAAAGCGTAGTAGACTTCACAGAGCTCTTTCATCTCGTCTACGTACAACCGGTCCCTGAACCGAAACAGCGTCTGCAACCCGAGATTAAGCAATGCCGTTGAACCCGCCCGCTCGACTATCTCAGTAGTAAACTCCGGATCCCAACCTTCGTACCGGCTCCGATCGATCACCGCCGTTTTCGGAATCACATCTCTCCTGACAATCCACGGCAGCCGCTGGATATCGTACGTGTTCCGGAAGAAAAATACGTCCTGGTAGGTGCGCAAAGCGGTCACACAAGGCCGATTCTCTTTTATATACGGTCGTTCGTAGCTAAATTGCCCCTGCCGGCTCAACATCTGTAAAGCTTCCAGGGCGTTGCGCGCCACCCGGTCAATGGTGTACGGAGTCGGTTTAACCGGCGGCCCGGCTTGCCTGGTCGAGGGATCGATCACTTCATCCGGTGTTTGCGCCGGGGCGTTGAGTTCCGGGAAATACATCGCCAACATCTGGGCTGCCCCCATCATGTCCGCCTGGCCCAGCCGCCCCTGGTTGCGCATCAGATACTCTAAAAAACTCCCCAACTGCGGGTCCATCTGCGCCATCCCGAACAGATCCTGCATACTGACCGTGACCACTTCACTGTCAAAGTCCAGGTACCAGTCCACCCCCATCACGCTCGAGCCGTAATGCTGGCGCCATTGCGCCGCCAAGGTCTTTTCCCGGTCCAGTTCTTCCGCCATCAGATTGCGCACCACCCAGTCCAGGACCGCGGTCGTGCAACTGGCTTGTTCCTGGTACAGACTGTTGGAGGGCACCGTCTGCATATGGCAGTTCTTATCCGCCACCCTCATCACGTCGACGTCATCATTGATCAGGTCATCGATCGTGTAGGGTCGGATATCACTGGCCCCCTCCCATGGAAACACCTCTTTACCGGTGTTTGCGCTCCATTTGCGCCCGTCATACGTCTGGCCGGCCCAGCGACAATACCGTGTATCATCCAGAGTCGAGATGAAGCTGATATACGTCGAGGCCTCTGTCAGAGCCCACGTGAAGGATCGCCTCACTTCTGCGAAATTCATAACGCGTCCGCTCCCATTGGCTCAAGGATCTGAAAACTCTGTCCCACGTCCGTTAACCCAGCCAGCGCCATGTACCTCAAGACGTCAATCGGATCTTTGCATGCCCCCAGCTTCTCGTCTTTCCCAGTCCAGACCTTTAAGGCGAAGATCACCGCTTTACACTCAGTAGATATATAGAGTCTGGCTTCTTTACCACTTCCCTCGTCATGATCCAATAAGGAATTAATCAGGCTTACCCCTTCCTCAATCGGATCCAAGGGCGCCGGCGCAAAAGCCAACTCCAGGTTCGCACATTCCTCAATCACGGTGGTCGCCGCGTCGGATTTCAAATTGGGCGTGTTCCCGAACCGCGAGTCCATCCACCGACAGATCACTTCCTCGCGCTCCCCATCCTCTCCGAGACTCTCAACCCGCGTCACCTCCTGCACATATCGCTCCAGACCCCAGCCGTAGCTCGTCTGCCCGCTCCCGGCTCGCCCGTCGGCTTTGCGCCCATCCGCTTCCGCCCACGGCCCGGGATCCCCAACCCCAGGGATATAGCCCCCTTCAGTGGGCCATTCCCGATACACAAAGTGCCGCCCCCGCGCGTCCACCAGTACCCAGATCATAAACCAGTTGCGCGCATTAGCCGGGTCCACAAACTGAAACCGGCTTCCTTCGCGAGGTACGCGGTTGGGCTCAATCACGTGCACGTTCTCTCTGAACCGCGGAAACCGTTGCACGATCGCCCGGGTCGGGATCCCGTACGCCCGCGTCTTTATCTCGCTGCGCGGCGCCCCAGCCAGGGTCTCCCGCATCGTCTCGTACCCGCCAAACGGGTTGTCTTCAGAGTGGAAATACACCACACTCCCGCCTCGACGCACACACCGCTGCACCTTGGGCACCTTCTCACCCAACAATTCCGCCCACACCCACTTGGTCGTGCGCGCCCCATCCAGAAATTCCTTTACCGCCGGACTGTAACCCTCAATGGGCGTAAATGTTATCAACAACACCCCCGCCCGCGTCACCAGCCGATACCGCAACGTCTCTATCCACGATAAGGGCACCAACTCGTCGCACCAGATCAGGTCGCAATCCCCGCCCTCCACCACCGTGATGTCTTGCGCGTAATTGCGGAACACGCACTCTGACCCATTGGGCAGAATAAACTTGTTCTCGCTAAACCCGTTCTTCTGACTGTAGCTGATGTTCTGTATCTGCCCTTTTTTCAAGCCCTTATACTCCAAAGGCACATACTTCCACACAATCGGTTGTTGCATCTCTACACTATTGCTCTCCGTAGTCTGTAAACACCAGACCCGCCGCTTCTCGCCCCCTTCCAAGGTCTCCATCACCTTGCGCCCGGCATACTCACTCTTACTGGCCCTGTTTCCCCCGGTAATTAACACCTCCCTCTGCCCACTCCCCAACTCCTCTTCCACCAAACCCCAAACCGCCGGCCGATACCCGTACCGCCACGGATCGGAGTGCTCCAGCTCAATTAACTGGTTCCGCTTGAAAAGGTACTCCTCCACCCCTTTAGGGTTGGCCTGCGCCTCCTCCCAACTCGGCAACGGGTAGCAAGGATGCTCGAGGATTTTCATCGCTTTATTGTCCGGGCAATTGCGTGGAAGAAGGGATAGACCTGCTGCGGCACTACGGCGTTGCCAAGTGCTTTCAGCCTGGCTGCTCTGGAGGGGATCTTTTGTGTGGTGAGGGGAGGGGGCATTTGAGCTCCGTAAAGCCAGGGGGGAACCCCATCAGCCACTCCACGAAAGCTGGGTTCAGACTGCCCTGCCCCGTTTGAGCAGCCGCTGTCGCCAGTCCGTCGCCGCTTTTTTCCGATAGTCCCGCCTTGTTGTAGTTTCCCTTGTCGGTCGGCGTCGGCCACAGCTTGGCCGCTACCGCCAGATTCATTCCCATCCCGTGACAAGTTCCTTTGTCTACCAGCTTTTGCCTTCGAGCCAGGTAACTCTGCGGATTCTCCCCGCTGTTGAAATTCCCGGCGTCCGGCGTCGGCCAGAGCTTCGGCGTCTTTACCTGGTCGTTGAGCGTCAGCGCGTGTCCGGCTTCCAACCGCCTCTCCCCATCGTCCGCCCCTCGATGGCAGTTCGCATCCGGCGTGCGCCAGAGCTTCACTTGGGCCGACAGCTTCGGTTCCCCGCGACTGTTCACTAAGCCTTTCTCCCGATCGATTGCATCGCCCGCTACTGGTGTTTGCCACAAAGAGATCCTGTCCAAAGTTGTCTTCACGCTCACGGTGTGCGCGTTCGGTCCCCCCTCGCTCGTCATCACGGTGCCCAACAATAAACACTCGCTCCCGTCGGTGCTTGGCTCCAACTGCGTTAGCCGGAACGAGGAACAATCGAACCGCGTATCCAAGCGTTCCCAGACGTAGCAATACTCCCCCGAACTCGCCCAGTGTAAGGATTCCAGGAGGATTTTCGAACAAGCACCAAGCGGGCCTGACTCGCTCAACCACATCGAGCACTGCGCCCCAGAGCCAACGGTCATCTTTGCTCCCTCTTCGCTTCCCGGCAAGGGAGGCCGGCTGGCAGGGGACCCCCGCGCTGAGCACATCAACTCGTCCTCGAAGCTCATCAAAGTCTGCTCTTCTAAGGTCTCCATAGTTTTTCACCCCGGGCCAATGTTGTTTTAACAATGCGCAGCAGTACGGGTCAATTTCGCTGAAACCAATAGTCGCAAACCCTGCCCAACCAGCCGCTATTGCCATCCCGCCTACCCCACTGCAGATGTCAAGATGCCTCAGCACAGGACCGCATGACATGTCATCACTCATCAGCCCTCTCCCTGCGTGTTGACATGTCATCTCACTTCCTTGTACGTCACCCGCCGCGTCACCAACCCCACCCCGTGCTCGCTCAAACCAAATACCTTCGCCAAATACCGTCGCCCAAACCCTTCCCTCTTCATCTGACGTATTAGCACTACCTGGTTCTCCTTTAACTTCCTATTCCTACCCTTATTCATATACCTACCACTTCCCTATCCTCCGCGGTTGTTTGCCTACATATAACCACGGAGTCCTATATGCTAACTCCTCACGCGGCTCCTCCATTACTAACTCCATCCCCTTCTTCCATTTCCGGTTCACCCTAACATTAACTACACACACCCGCCTCGACGCTAACTCCCAGTACTCGCACACCACCATCCGCGGGTTCGGCCCCACCCGAATCACCCGCAACCTCCGCTCTATCCCCTTCTTCTCTTTGACCTCTTTTTTAGGGGTCTCTTCCCCCAATTCTTCCAACCGCTTTAACACAACAGCTTTCATGCCAGTATCCCTTTTAATCGCTCCAGGTTCCCGCCTCATCCACTTTTACCCCTTTACCCTTCCATTCCATCATAAAGCCCTTTTTTTTGCTTAAATCGCCTTTAAATCCCTTACCCTTTTCAATGCCTCCCTTTTGTTCGCCCTTACCGGTTCAGTTTTTACCGCCCGCGCCCATACCCACTCCCCTCCTTTAAATACCTCCTCCACAACCACATATACCCCTCTCACCTCCTTCAACCTCACCCCTCCAACCCACTCTTTCACCCTCCAGGCCCCCTCGATTTCCCAGGCTCCTTCTCCGCCGGCGGTTCCGGGTCCCGACCCCCAGCCGGCCCCCGCCACTTCGTCTGCCCAACCTTCGCCGGCTCCCCTGCCACCGTCTCGTGTAACCTAACCTTCCCAGGGTTACCTCCCCGCTGCCCTATCCTGCTCCCTTCCCCACTAATAGGCGCTACCGCCTTACTACTCTTACGTCCCATTGCTATTCTCCTTTCCTTTAGTTGTTTAGTTAAAAAATTTTTAGAGCGAGAGGACCGG